TAGCCTTTCTCATCCGTTTCAAACTTGCCCCACAAAACACTTAGATCAATAAATTGTTCAGTTAAGTCTGTTACCCCAAAATGAGAACCAACCATTGCCCGTGTTTGCACAGTAACCTTTTGATTCAGGCTCTTAACTGGGATGTTAGATTTACAACTCATAAGATATATCAATTACTTTGTAGCGATCATAAATATCATTAACCGCATCAGGACAACCGCATATTCCACGGTTATCGTACCAATGATGAACGGTTTGCAACAACGCCATAGTAATGTCTGCAGGAACATCCGATACGTTATCTCCATAGCCAGATTTAAACGTGATTTTAACCCCCTTTACATCATCATCTACAGTAGGTGTTTCAATTTGCTCAATAATGCCATAAATACCCCCTTCTGATAGCTTGTATTCAGATGATAGAAGCGTTGTGTATGTACTATCTTTTAAATATTCAATAGATACAAGGGATTGATAAGGCGCACGGCGTAAAGTTAAGTCTCCATTAAACGATGGTCTGTAACATTCATAGGTAGCTGTTAGCAAATCTCTATTCATGATGCCCTCGGCGTGTTTTACCGCTGCGTCAATAAATAATTGGATCATCGAGTTTTCGTCATCGCCAGATAATCGTATAAAATCCTTGACTTGGTCGAGTGATATTATATTTTTCTCAACCTTACCAATCCGCTTGTATTCTATAGTCATTTTTTAATTGCCTTTTTAACGACCCTTTTTACCTTTTCAACTTTTGTTTCTAAATCCTCTGATTTCATAGCCTTGTTTTCTTTTACTAATGTTTTTTTTGTTGGTTTGTCTTCTTCTATGATCTCGGCATACCCAAGCATAAACATTGCTTGCCCAATGCTAGTTAGTTTTTGAGACGAATTGATAATTGCCCCTTTTGTAAATGTTATGTTTTCACCATTAACATTAAATTTGCAGTCTTGTAAAATTTTTACTTTCATGGTTAATTTACTCCTAATAATAAAATGGTGGCCTTTTACAGCCACCGATTATATTCCCCTCTATTATAACACTTAATGTTATTAAGCAGTAGGTTTGCTCAAAGCATGGCCTTTGATAGCAACCACACCAATAACAGCACCACTAGTAGTATTAGCTGACACGATACTAGCTCGAACATATCGTTTCTTTCCTACATAACCAACATCTTTGGACAAGTTGTCGTCAGTGTCCGCAGTGAATGATGGCAATCCACCAATAAGGTCTGTAGATGCAACAGTAGCTGCGTCAGACAAGGCAGAATCATCACCATGCTCGACAACAAGGGTGTAATCACCGTCACTTACTGTTCCAGTAACCAAGCTGAAAACCAATGATGCGAACCCAGCTGAATCAATAATATTACCAACAGTCGTGGTGTTTGTAGCAATAGAACCAAAGTTTAAACCTACCTCGGTTGAAATTGAACTCTTTAAATCATAATCCATTTTTTAATTCTCCTAGATTACCCCACGATCAAACGTGGGGCATAACAATAATTCTATTAAGCTTTGATTTTTAACAATGCGAAGGCTTCTGGCAATACAACTTTACCAGTTAGGTATCGGAACCAAGTGTATTCAATAACACGTTGCTTCTTTAATCGGTAAGGGTCTTGAACAAGTTCTAGGTCTACACTGTCAAGAATATTGTATCCTGAGAAAAAGTCACCAAAACCAACAACAATATCGCCAGCAGTTTGGCCAGTTAGTCCGGTTAGCTTGTCCATATCTTGCATGATGACATAAGGAAACTCATTGATAGTGTTAGGGGCATCACCCATACCAGCTTTCCACAAATAACCATTGTTAGTCCCTTCACGCTCAGTTTTTAAGTATGCCAATGTTTCACGGCTTAAAAAATAAACTGGATTATAAGCATCACTTACTTTAGCCGAAAGCAAAACAACGTCATCAAATGTAATCTCACCAGCTGTAGCAGTATCAAACGAGGGAACGGAAGAATTTACCAAAACACCCTCTGGGGCTTTAACGCCTGTACCTTTTAAAAAGTTTCGCCCTTCAGCTTGTGCAAATGCTAGTACAGCATCACGTTGAATTTCATTAGCCATATCAAAACCAGCAAAATTAAGCTGATCTCGTGTAACAGGGGTAGTTACTTGCAAGGCGTGAGCTGTCAACGCTTCTGACCCGTATGCAGATTGGCTGTCCCCACCTTCCTCAAGCTCACCTTCAAACAAAGCAGTTGGGATTCCAGTTCGAACTGGGACATTTAGAGTTTTAACGCCAGCCACAGATTGAACACGGGCTAAACGGCGAACATCCGAAATTTCCTCAACTTGTCGGGCAATTTCAGTTGACAAAACTTCAGGAACCAAGTACCCACCGTTTGCACCAACATCTGTTCGTAATGTTTTTTGCTCAGATTCGGACAAAGCAGCTACATCCCAAGATTTGACCAAGGAATTAAAAGCCTTATATTCGGCAGACTCTTTGTAGTTTTTTGGGGCTTCAACAGATTTCTGAGAAATAGCCAACTCCAAAGTTTCTAAACGCTCTTGTGCTGCTTTCAACTCGTTAGCTGATTCAACAGACTTTAACGTCAGCTCTTTATTCTTTTCTTCATAAGCATCAATATCTTTTTGAATTGCTTCAATTTTAGATTTTTGCTCACCAGTTGCACCTTCGATGCTTTTCAACCCTTCTAATACTGCACCTAACTCAGCATTAGCTCCTTGTTCGGTAGTTTTTACTTCTACACTCATTTTTTTACACTCCTGTAATTATCTAATAAAACAATAAATAAATTGATTATGCTCTATTCATTGCGATAGATAACTCATTTCGAGTGTTGACAAATCTATGATATTTAATATATCACAGTTTTGCTTGTATATTTTGTAAACTCGATTTTATTTCTGACAACAAAGCCTCAGCTGCTTTCTTTTCAGCATCAATAATTTTGTCGGCAATATCTTTTTTGTCTTGAATTTTTTTAACACAGGCTAAAAACGCAGTTGCTTCTTGGTTGCTTAATCCGTAGGCTTTTAAAAAGTCAGATGCATCCTTGATATGCCCAAATTGTTCAAACTGTTGAACCATGTTTTTTTGCAAGGGGCTATCAACGCCATCAATCTTGTCATAATATTTATTAATTGACTCCACAGCCATGCTAATGTCATCAATACCATCCACTGACTTACGCCCTTTAATTGCTGCACTAGCTAAAAACAACGCTTTAGGGATTATTTGTAACTCACCGTCAACAACATCAGCAATCTGGTACGCCCCTTCTTGTTTTTTCTCGTCATAGAATAAGAACGCTGTTTTTTGTTGGTCTACTGGCAATTCTTTTTGGACACGTTCCAATGCTTCAGACGGTACCCAGGCATATTCTTTTTCATAAATAGGCAAGTTGTCTTGAAATGGGGTAAATGCTTTACTTGTAATAGCTGCTTCTGGGTTCATGGGTATAGTAACCAATGATACCTCATACAAATCAACAGACTTAATCATTCGAACATTAGCCCCGTTGTATTTTTCATAATCAGCATCTTTAATTGAAAAACCAATAGACATATCATTGATAGACCCTATTTTCATTTGGGGGATAATACGATCAGAAACAAATTTATCATCCCTTGGCATCTTCCCTTTAACGTAAAGTCCTTTCTCGTCCTCATACGCATCAACAAATACACCTATAGGCATATCCATTTTATGTTGCCACAACAACTTAGGCATTTGCCCCTTTAAGCTTTCAACAAAAGCCCCTTTTACGACAACATCATTCCCACGGTCGATATTCCCAAATGTTGATCCGTACCCTTCAAAATAAAAATAATCGGGGTCATCATTGTTAAACTCTTTTATTTCAAACGACAGATTTTTATATTCTAAGTTTTTATTTTCCATTTTCACTCCATTATACACCATATAGACTACTACACCGACAATTTATAATATTTCCAAGCGATGCCCCCATGCTTGTATCGCTGGGATACATCAAATATTCACCATTGACAATATACGGATCATTCATATTTTGCGTTTGCCCATCAGCCATTGCATGCCCCCCTCGTGTTCGATCATCTAAGATAGCCGCCCATTCTTTCTTGACATCAGGATTCCCAGTAACAACGCCATCATTAATACTGCTAGGGTCAACGTCCCCATTCCTAGATATTACCGCTGCTTCAATATTTTTAGAACGTTCAGCCATAAACTGGGTTTCTGTTAATGCTATCATGGCATACCTTGACTTAAAAGCTTTATCCAAGCCTTTATTTATTTCATCACGAACCTTAGTTCCAGATTCCTTGGCCTTTTTTGTTGCTTTGGCAGCAGTATCTTTAATGTTATCATTTGTGGTTTCTATTAATTGCAATGCCCTTCGCTGAATAATGCTTTCAACAAACGCCAACGCAATTAATACAGACGTAGCCTTAATCTTTTCGTCTTCCTCCTCTTGCTCCTGTTTATACTCAATTCCTTTAGCTTCTAAACTTTTTCTATACGAATACTTGCCC